CGCCCCTGTCACTGTTGCTGTTAAACTTGCCGCCTGCGTTGTCATCTCGTCTGGCGACAGGCTTTGAAACCACCACAAAGTATCGAGGTAGGCATATGTCATAATGCCCATCATAAATCGGGGCAAAAGTCGCATTTTTAAAATTCTTTCCATCGTAATCTCTGGCATTATGTTCCCCAACCATCACTCATGCTTGACTTCCAGCCACCCGTGCTTCCGCTTGAGCTTTCACCCGCAGTGGCGTCGACTACTGCTTCTTTAAACTTTCTGTTACCACCAAGGACTGGAATACGTGTCACCATCTCCCTGACGGCTGATCTTTCTTTAGAGTTGCTGTTGTCTTTCTCATCCATTAAGCCTGCGCTTACGTTCATTGTTGCTGTACCTAGACCGAATGATGGGCCAAGAAGCGTTGACCACATACGTTGTTGTCCGTATGCACCATTGTCTGTCTGTGTTACGGCTGAATGAATGACGTCTCCGAGAAGACCAAGACCACCCATAACCATCATGCTTTCTACATACCAGCCAAGGAAGTCGTCCTCGTCTCCGTGCGTATCCTTGTCGTAACCTAATACTTTTAGAATGTTCCTCTTTCTTAACGCTGGATCTCTGTCTTCCTCGCCACCTCTCATCTGAATAATATCTTTAACGCTGAGAGTAACCATACCGAAAGCGGGGCCAACAGACGCTAAGTACATAAGGGGTGTAAAGTTCCCGTGGTTTGCTTCTTTAAGAACATGACCGCCGAGACGTGACATCATAAGTGGGAATGATTTAAGCTGGAAGACCAGTGAACCGACGGGTGTCTGCGCCCACATTGGAATGTCGTTAGGGTTCGGCTGGAAGATTGCGTCGTCTGCAAACTTAATGACCGCCATCCGTAGCTTGTCGTCACTCTCCATTAACGCTTTGTTGCTAAGACTTTCTTTTGCTTTGCTTGCTCCTGGCAGATACTCCTCAAGACCATAGTTCTTTAAGAAACGATGCGCTGTTTTGTATTGACCAGACTGCATTGAGTAGGGGACACCTGCCTTAAAGGAATTGTTAGCTTTAATCTGCATTGTCTTGAACGTCTCATAACCTGTAGCTCCAGCGATCTGCCTGTTCATGTCTGTCCAAGGTGTAAGTAACGTCGCGTTGAAGAAAGCGTGAGACGCTTTGTTATCGGGTGCGCCATACATGTGTACCATGCGTTCGTGTACGACGTTCTCCATAGCGACACCGACATTTCTAATCATCTCTTTGTAATCAGGATCGGTCATTTTAGCTAACCCTTTAGCCCAACTTGAGAAAGAGCCAGATCGTATGATAGGCAGACCCAAGTCACCGATAGATGTTAGTGTTGTGAAGCCGAGGAGTGAGACGTTGTTAAAGAAACGCAGACCTCGTGATACTCTCATGCCCGTCTTGTTTGTGCCGTGCATAGGCTTCTTGTGAAGGATGCGCATAGCATTATCGACATACTCTTCGCCAGTATCGTAGGCTATCTGTCCTGTTTTTCCTTTGAAGTCTTGTATTGCACCAACTATGGCTTCAACTCTCTTCTTATATACAGGACTTATTTGTCCTTTAA